GCGTTGGCCCGGCCTTGCGCCCACGGTATGCGCGCCTCACTTCCTCGCGGTGCAGTTCATCCGCGCGCTCGCACGGCGCACACCGCTGGGAAGTCATGCCCACCACCAGCGTGCCGCAGCCCAGGCATATGCGACCGTCAGGCATCGCCACACCGCGTGTCGGCCATGTCCTCCAGGTCCTCCAGGTCGGCGCGCAGTATCGCCACACGCTCGCGCAGGGCGTCCACCTCATCCAGCAGCCAACGGGTATCGGCACCGAACACCGGGCCGCCGTCGTCCAGCCGTGCGCGTATCGCCGCCATGCGGTCAGGCATAGGTCACCGTGCGGCACCCGTCGCAGTAGTGCGCGCCTTCGGACGGCAGCCACATCAGCACCGCGCCGCAGTTCGGGCGGCGGCAGGTGCGGCCGCTGTCCTGCGCCGACGTATCGCGCTCGGTGGCGCTGCCGCGCTCACCGGCCAGCCGGTCGCGCCGGGCGGCGAGGATGCACCCCAGCACCTCACCGGGACCGGGCGGCGATGCAGGGCCACCATCATCCTGCTGCGCGCGCGCGGTCCTTATCAGCGTGTCCACGCCCGCGTCCAGGTCGGATACCTCCAGCCGGTCGGCATGCGCCATGATCGCCCGGCCTATCTCGTCCCGCATGGTGTCGCGCTTGCGCAGGGTGGGCCATACGCCCGCCACACGCTGGATGCAGTCACGCACCTGCACACGCGCCACCATCACGCCCTGGCCTCGCGGTACGCCTTGCGCCGACGCTTGTACGCGATGCAGGCGCATGTGTTCTTGCCGCAGGTGTATGCCGTCGGGCGGGCGGGGCTACCGCACACCACGCACCTAACCGTATCCCGCGCGCGCGCGAGTTCATAGACGGCATCGGCGTCATACACCACGCGGTACACATCGCGGCCGCCTTCGTACTGGTGCATGCGTCCGTAGCGGTGCTGGCCCACCAGTCGGTATGTGTGCCCGACGCTGGTACCCAACACCCGCGCGCACTCGGTGATAGTGAGGAACTGACGGCGCACCATCGAACCCCCCTCCCACCCTGGGTTATCCCCAGCCGTGCGTCCGTTTACCGTCGCAGCACGTCCCGCGACCATTGCGCCGTCGTTGTCCTTCACCCGGCGCGCAGTCACCGGCCGCCGCCAAGTCCATTCGGGCAGCCGTTGGCCACCCCTCTAACGGACCCCACCGGCTGCGAACCGGCGTGCGGGGCACCGTAGCACATGCCCGCGCGCATCATTTCGCAACCGCCAGAGCGTCGGCGTATGCCGACACCATGCGTAGCAGGAAACACCGCTCGGATGCGTCGGCCTTCTCAATCAGGCCCGCTACAGCGCCCATGCTTTCCATTCCGCTGAGTCCTTCCATCGCATAGCGGTCCACCTTGTCATGGCATCCACGGCACAGAGGAATAGTGTCGCTGCCGCCGTGCCGCTTAGGAATCGGAAAGTGATGCAACTCGCCAGCACCTTTGCGTAACTCAACCTCGCAGCACACGCACCGCGCCGCCACTAGAACGGGATGTCGTCGGTAGCGTCCGGCACCGGCTGGACCGGGGCGGGCGCGATGGGCAGGTCGCTGGCCGGTGCATCATCGCGGCCGCGCGGTGCGCCCAGCAGTTGCACGTCGTCGGCCAGCACTTCGATGGCCTGCCGCTTGCCGTCCTTCGATTCCCACTCCCGCCATGACAGGCGGCCGGTGATGCCGATGCGGTCGCCCTTGTCCAGCAGCCCGGCCAGCGCCTCGGCCCTGCGGCCGAACGTGGTCACGTCCACATAGTTAGGCTGATCCTCCCAGCGGTCGCCCACCTTGCGCTGCGTGGTGAAGGCCAGGCGGATTTTCAGCACGGATGATGTGCCGCTTGACTTCAGTTCCGGCGTGCGCGCGCAGCGCCCCACCAGGTTTACGGTGTTCATGTCAGCCGCCATTGTGTCCCTCCCCGGTCACGGCGTCGGTTTCCTCATGCCACAGGGACCAACGCAAGGTCAGTACCCTCATGGCGGTTTCATCATCGCACGCTAGCGCATCGGCTAGCAGGCGCTCGCGGTCGGCCCGTAGGTCCGTGGTCGGCAGCCCCGCGACAAACTGCCGCCACCCGATTATCTCCACGCACAGTTCCGGCATGACCTCCCAGCCGTAGTGCGCGACCATGTGCCCGCTGAACCGCAGGCCGGTCGGCGTGTGCGTCCATACGTTGCGCGCCCCGTCGTGCGTCCACGACTTGCGACGCTCGCGGCGACGGGGCACGCGCTTACCCATCACGACGCGGCCCGCAATGCGGGCAGGTGACGGGCATGAACGTGCCGAAGGCATCCGACCGCTGCCATAGGACCTGCTGGCCCCAGCACCAATGGCATGTTCGCGGCTCGGTGCGCATCCAGTCCCGCAGGGAATCCGCCCCGCGCTGATGCGTGGCCGTGCCTTCGGGGGACCATCCACGGGGGCACATGGTGCCGCCCATGCTAGTCCTGCCCCGCGACGGCATGGATTCCCTGCTGGCGGTCGGCCCATGCGATGCATAGCGCGTCGGCCACGTCCTGCCGCATGTCATCCAGGTTGGTGACGGTGACGTAGGTGCGGCCGCGCCGGATGATGTCGCCCGCGCACGCCCTCACCGCGTCTTTACCCGCGATGCCTGACAGGTTGCACGCCCGCTTCCATTCGGCAGGCGTTGGCCGCCATAGCCCGGCCGTGTCGTAGCGGTAGGCCAGCACACCGGCGACGACGCCCGCAGCGTTGGCCACGGCGAGCATGGACTGGACCCCGCGCCCACCGCCCACGCGCTCCACCGCGATTTGCACCGGCCGCACGTCGGCCCTGTCCAACTTGCCCGCCACCGACTGCACCGCCATTACCGCCTCGGCCTCCAACTGCTGACCGCGTGCGAACGGCACCCACCCGGCCGATGCCACGGCCCCGGTGTCCACCACGATGGCCGCGTAGCCCATGCCGGTGGTCTGCACGTCGCAGCCCAGGTAGCACGGTCGGCGGCCTAGTTCGATCATGTCGCGCGTGGTCATTCCATCCCCTCGGTGAATAGTGACAGTTGCGCCAGGCGGTCGGCGATGATGCGCGCGTAGTCGTCTTGCCGTTCGATGCCCACGGCCCGCACACCCTCGGCCCGTGCCGCCACTAGGGTGCTGCCGCTCCCGGCGAATGGGTCCAGCACTATGCCACCGGGCGGGGTGACGAGGCGCACGAGCCACCGCATGAGGTCCGTGGGCTTTACGGTCGGGTGCGTGTTATCGGCCATGCCCCCCGCGTTGCGGTCAGCGCGTGACGCCTTCGCGGTGTAGAAGAACCGCGACGCGCCGCCCGTGTCGCCGTATCCAACCTGCTGCCCCGTTTCTGCAAGCGTTCCCGCGTAGCCTTTGCCGCCGCCATAGGTGTTTGGCTCACGGCCCGCGCCACGCACGCCGAACCCGCCTCCCCGCTCCCCACTTTGCGCGTCCAGCATCGCGGCGGCGGCCTCGTCGAAGGCCACGTTCGCGGGCCAGCGGCCCTGCGTGGTCGGTTCCCACGCTCGCCCGTCGCCCTTCGACGGGAACACGCCGCCGCTGGTGCGGGCACCGCTGCGGCCTTGCATGGCGTCTAGGTCGTCGGCGCTAGCCGCAATCCGGCACCCGTCAATGTTGAGCGCCCCCGTGCCGTGCTGCTGCACGTTTGCGGCGACGGTGCCCACCAGCGGCTTACGGGCGACCACGCACGGTTCCCACGCGGGCTTCAGCGCGGTGCCCCAGCCCTGCCACTCGCGGGCGGCGTCGGTCGCGGGGGCCGTTAGCGGGAGGGTGTCGCGCATTTCCGCGCCGTGGTAACGCTCGGCTCCGGTGCCGTTGACCGCACCGCGAATACCGCCAACAATGCGAGCCGTGCCGGTCAGTTTGCGCTCGCCGACGACCTCGCGCTCTGCCCCCGCCGCCTTGTCAATCGCCTTTGATACGTCCAGCGACTTCGGGAACCCGGACCCGTAAAGCCACGAGAGGCAGTCCCTAATCTCGAACCCCGCGTCCTCAATGCCGCACGTCAGCCGGTGAAACGTGCGCGTTCCGCCGAACGCGAGCAGGTGGCCGCCGGGCTTTAGGACGCGGTAGGCCTCGCGTGCCCATTCCTCGGTCCAATGCTGAAAAGGGGTACCGGCCATGTACGCGCTAAACCCGGCGACGGGCGCGCGCGACTTTCCGGCGAACCCACGTTCAGCGCCCTGCCCCCGGTTATCCCATGACGGGCGCGGCGAGTCCCAATCCTTGCCCATGAACTCCAAACCGTACGGCGGGTCGCACACCACGGCGTCCACGCTGTCGGCGTCCATTTCGCGCATGACTTCCACGCAGTCCCCGACGTACAGCCGCACGTCGCCGTCGTTGAGGTACGGCGCTCGCAGCGTCATCGGTAGCCCACCCATGCCCGCAGCCGCGCCACCTCACGTTCCAGCAGCGCCCCGCGTGCCTGTGTTGCCAGGCGTACCGCGTGCGCGTGCCGGTACTGCGCTAGCGCCGCGTCACGTTCCGCGATCAGCGCCCGCATGTCGGCCACGGCCTCACCGCCGTTTAGGTAGCCGCTGACATGCTCGGGCGTGCCGTCCAGCCGCATGCGGATGCGGTCGGCTATGTCCTCGGTCATGCTGGCCGCCTTTCCCACTTGCACGATGGGCACGGGCTACCGGCGTGGATCAGGTCGGCGCACGCCGGGCACCGCATCAGGTCATCACCGGCCGCGACGTGACCGCGCACCGTGGGCAGCGTATTGCAGCCGCAGGTGTCGCACGGTGTCGCCCAGCCGACGCGCTGCCAACAGGGGAACTCGCACGACCGATGGCAGCGGCAGCCCGTGGGCCGCGTCAGTATGTGGCCGGTCATGCGCCACCACATCCCCAGCCGGACCATCCGCGCGTGATGGGCCAGGCTGCGACGGCTACCGCTATCTGCTGCTGCGGTGTCGCGGTCGCGGGGTACGGGTAACTCGTGACCCTCGCGCCGTAGGCGTATGTGCTGCGGAACATGCCCAACATGCCAATCCAACGGCCATGCGGGAAATGGCGCGGGTTTGCCCCTGTCTCGCACTCGGCCACGCGCCACGCCTTCGCATAGGTTCCCGGTCCCCCGATGCGGTCCACGCGCTCTCGGATTTCCTGCGGCGTCGGATTCTGCGGCCACGGCAGCCGCGCACGGGCGGCCATGCAGTCAGCGCGCGACACCTTGCCGGGCGTTGCCTTGACCGGGTGCGCCGCACATGGGCGCGCGTTCTCGGCGGCCGCGACGGGGGCGAACCCTAGCGCCGCCCCCATCGCAATGGCCACCGCCAGGCGGTCCCGATGGCCCCGCAGCCTGGTGACGGGTGAAGGGAGCGACCGGGCGAACCCCGCCCCGGTCTTTCCTGCCTCGCGCTCGGTTTCCTTACGCATCATGCCTAGCCCCTCCCGCCTGCCACGGCCAGCCACACCATGACGATGGCCAGCATGAGTATCAACAGCCCCAGCGGTTCCATTAGTCCATCCCCTCCCGTACGTCGTCAGCCAGCATTAGGTACGCACATGCATCTACGAGGTCATCCCGGTTTATCCTGCCGCTGGCGCGTACCAGTTTCATGCCAGCCAGCATCAGGGCCACGGTGTCGGCCGGGATGGTGTCCATGCCCAGCAGTTCCGCCCACACCGCACCGATGGCGGCCAGGTTGTCGGCGGCGTCGCCGTAGTCGGCCTGCCGGTCGCGGTATGCCATAAGCGCAGCGTCAGCACCTAGCCGGGCACTCACGATGCCACCGCCTCGGTGCTGCCCTTCCACAGCGACCGGACCACCGCCACAGGCTCGCCCGTCAGCCGTGATACCACCTCCAGCGCCTCGCGCTCGGTCAGCCCAATGTCAATGGCCCGGCGCACGCGCGCGGCGATGGTCGGCGGCCGGTAGTCGTTCACCGACGTGCCGCGCCGGGCGTACGTCCGACGGCAGCGCGGGTGCCCACAGGTAACGCGGCGCGCGCTGGGGCTGGGGATGGGCTGACCGCACACCACGCACGGCCCGCCCATCACGACACCGCCCACAGGATGACCACGACCACCAGCGCGGCGATGATGCCCGCGCCCATGACGAACGCGGCGGCGTCCACAGCCTTACGCATCGCCGTCACGCGGAACGATGGTCAGGGACGGCGTGGGCTGCGGCTCGTAAACGATGGCCTCAAAGGGGACGCCGTGCGCGGCAAGCGCGGCAGCGTTGGCCCGCAGGTCGGATACCTTCGGGCGTGTCCAGGTCGTGACCTGTTCGGTGAGGCCCAGCCCGGCGATGGCCTCGCGGTACTTCTCCAGCCCGTCCTCGCGCACGCGCATGGAGGGCCGACGCGCGGGCGGGGCCATGACGACCCAGCCCAGCGGCCCGGCGTCCACGGCCTCGCCCATTGTCATGGTGGCCACCAGGCTGCCGCGCAGTTCATCCGCGCGCCGTGTCAGCCGGGCCAGTTCGTCCTCGGCCTCCAGGCGCGCCAGTTCCACCTGGGCGAACTCGCGCGCCATGCGCTCGCGGTCGTCGCTACTCATGCGTTCCCCCCAGCCTCGTTCATGCGCCGGATGGCGGCCAGCGCCGCGCCCAGCGTGTCGTGGTATTCGACGGCATCCCCGCCGCCGCCCGTCAGTACCCAGCCGCCACCGTGCGACTGCACCGTGTAGCCCTCGCGCGCCTGCGGGTTGTGGGTCGCGGCTGCCGTCCGGTTGTCGGTAATGCGCGGGTACATGGCCTGCGATGCCGCCCGGCGCTGCGCGTAGTAGTCGCTCACGCCGCCACCCCCGCAACAGCGGCCTTCGCCTCACCGAACTTTGCGAAGGTGCCCACACGCTCCCACGCGGCAGGCATTTCCAGGCCGGTGCTGTAGTCGTATGCGCTGACACGCTCCACGGCGTACACACCGGCCGCGATCTTTAGGATTCGCCAACCCTGCCCGGCGTGGTCGGCGCGGTGTTCCCCGGTGCCCCTGCCGTACCTGTACCAATGAATCCCCATCACCCTGCCCCCTTCGTTCGGCGTTATTGCCATGCCGTGAATGTACGCCCGCGCCCTGCTGGTGTCTAGGGCTACGGACACCACGGGCCTACGACTTGCCCGCATTTTGCGGATTTTCTGTGCCGAACGCTGCCGTAATCGCGGCCTTCGCGCGGTCGAACGTCGCCGCGTCCGTGAGGGCTGCGCGGTCTGCGATGCCTTCGGCCTTTAGCGCGGCGGCTACGTCGGCCAGCGTCGCATCACCACCGGCCGCCAGGTGCAGCGCCTTCAGTTCGGCGGTGCCCGGCACGATCACCGGGTCAGCGGCGGGCAGGTCGGTGCTACTGCGCGGCTGCTTTGCGGCTTTGCGGCGCTGCGGCTTCGCGGCCTCGGTGTCGCTGCGGTCGGCCTTTGACCACAGGCCACCAGCGACCCCGAACCTCATCGCCCCGTTTCTGAGGGCGTCCCCGATCAACTCTTTTACGGCGTCACGCTTGCCCGGCTCGCACGACCCATAGGCCGGGCGCTCCACGCCGCACACCTGAATCCAAATCCACATGCCCACCGGCCGCCCGTGTTCGTCGCGGTCCAGCACCGGCAGCCCGTTGTCGTCGGTGGCCATCGGCGTCCACGTCCAGCACGGGTCGGCCTCAATCAGCGCGCGGGTGGTGTCGGCGTGCCCCAGGTAGGACAGCGCCGGGCCACCGCCCCGGCCCGGCAGCGTGCCGATCAGTTCGGCGGGCGGCTGCCACCAGTCGCGGGCCAGCGCGGTCAGCGCCGCCACCTGATAATCCCAATCCGGCTGCGCGGGCGGCACGGGCGGCATGGATGCCCCCGGCGTTGCGTTCTCGTCCTCCACTACTTCCTCCCCATGTTGTCCAATGCGTCCAGCCCGGCGCGCGTGATGACGCACACCCGCTGGGCCTCCCCTGCGCGGCTAGGCCGCGTGTCCTCGGTGGCGCGGATGAACCCACCGGCCAGCAGTTCCCCGCACCGTTTCCAGTAGCAGCAGCCGGGGGCCTCGGCCAGGCCGGTGACCACCCCCGCGCCGTCGTTCGTCAGCCCGTAGTCCCCGGCGTCGGCATACGCCGCCAGCAGGCGGGCACGCTGCGACCCGGCACGGATGACCACCGCGCGAGCGGCCTTGTGCGACGTGGCCGGGTCGGTGGTACGCACCGGCAGCGGCAGGTCGTCGAATGTCATGGCGATCATGCCTCACCCCTCTTGCCGATGATTTGCGCCACCCGCTGATGCGACAGGCCGACGTGGGCGCTAATCGCCCGCAGGGACATGCCCGTGTCACGCGCCGCCGTCATGGTGTCGCGCAGCAGCCCGGCCGACAGGCGCTCGCGCGCCACCGCGTCCCGGTGCGCCTCGGCTGCGGCGTGCAGCCATTCGGCGCGGTCGTCGTTCACAGTTGTCACCCCTCCACCTCCCGCTGGGCCTTTGCCAGCGCGTCGAACTCCTGCACGGTGATGCCCATGCAGTTGGCCGCGTGCGTCACGGCGCGCATGGCGTCGTGGTAGTCGTCCACGCCCTGCATGGCCCCGCCGTCGTCCAGCCGGGTAAGGGCCACGCGCGCGTCCACCAGGAACGCGGCCACGGCCTCGCGGCTGCCGGTCATGCGCGCCCCCGCTTCACCGGCCGCGTGGTCACGGCCTCGCGCACGGGCGGCCACGGCTTCACGTCGGCCACCGGCACGCGGCGGGTGCTGTCACCGTGCCGCACGCGCGCCCACTTGTACCCGCGCTCCACCAGGTGCCCGAAGTGTGCGCCGGTCTTGTCGCGGTAATACACCACGTCCCCGGTGTTCATGCCTGCGCCCCCGCGTTCACCAGCGCGCGCATCAGCCCGTGCGTGTCGTCGTCGTTCTTGTCCATGTCGGCGCACACCTCAGCGCTGCCACGCAGCACCTCGGCCAGAAGCGCCGCCGCTCCAGCCTCGCCGCGCTGTATGTCCCACGTTTCCCCAACTCGTCCTTGCGCGCCACGGTCCAAATCGGCCGCGTAGCGGTCCAAAGCGTGCGCGACTATCGCCACGGTGTCCTCGTCCAGCACGACCCGCACGCTGCCGGGGAAACGCACCAGGCGCACGCCCTCCATGCCGTCTGCCTTCGTGATGCTGTCCACGGTCACACCCCCGCCTTCTCGTAGCGGATGGCATCCATGACCAGCAGCGCGTCCATGTGGTCGTCCCACGTCCCGCCGCTGGCCACCAGCACATCGTCCCCGTGGATGTCCAGCGTCACGTCCACGGTGCCGTCCTCGCGCTCGCGCAGGGTGTAGTCCCCGACGTATGCGAAGCGGCGGCCGGGCTCGTCGTCGTTGATGCGGATTTCGTCAGCGTTCATGCTGCCCTCCATGTCGTCGGCGGTATTGCCGTGTCATGGACCCTAGACGACGGGCTGGGGACCGCGCTAGGGCTGCGGCGGCGGCATTGTCGCTATTTGCGGGCTTTTTTTGTTTTCCCCGCTATTTGCGACTTTCTGGCTGCGGCAGGGGTAGCGGTGCCGTGTGCGGGCGTCTAGTGTTCTCGACATAAGGCAAGACCAACCGAAGGGAACGCCCCAAATGAACAGCACCACCCGCACCGTGACCGCCGCCAATGAGCAGGCTTTCGTGGACCGCATGCTGGCCCGGCCTATTGTAGAGGGGACCGGGTACGCCGCGACCTGCACCCGTCGCGGTGACATCACCGCCCGCCACACCGCTAAGGGTCTGACCTACGCGGCCAAGTACCGCGTGAGCGCGCCCGGCTACGCGCCCGCCACCTTCAGCGCCCGCACGACTACCACCGGCCGAATCGTGTGCCGCAAGTTGGCCCGTTAGTCCACGACGAACCGAAGGGAACACGACATGAACCGCGACATTTTCACCGCCCTGTCCCGCGACACCGAAAGGCGCGGCACGCTGCACTACGAGGTAACGCTGTGGGACGGTTCGATTGACCACCGCAGCATGGAAGGCTGGTTCATGCTGTCGAACGACTACGAGCGGGTGAGCGGTCGGAAGGTGCGCGGCCGCAACCGCTGGAGGATTGCTCGCGCGGCTAACGTGATCGGATTCACGCCGCACGCCTAACCCACCACCGCACCACGCGCACCACGCGGCCCGCCCTCACACGGCGGGCCGTCGTGCGTTATGGCCCCAGCACCTCCACGGGGGACTCGGTGCGACCGGCCACCAGCCGGATGCGGTGCAGGGCAGACATCCCGTACTCGGGGTGGATAACGAACACGTTTTGCGACGGCAGGGACGCGCCCCCGCGCCCTATGGATAGGTTCGTGGACCCTACCCACGCGCTGTTCCAATGCCGTTCGGAATCCGCCCCCACGGTGATGCTGGTCGCCCGGTGGTAGTGGCCGCAGATGTGTAGGTCGTGCTGCACGGCCGTGGACATCCGCACGGCGTAGTCGTTCCGCAGGCCGGTGACCACGGGCACGCCCACCAGTCCCCCGCCCCGGTCCTGATCGCCGTGGGTCATCAGCACCAGCGCCCCGCAGGTCTGGAAATAGACGGCCAGCCGGGGTTCCTCATGCATGGTCAGGTCTAGCGCGTCGGCGTGGTGCCGCAGCGCCTCGCACGTCAGCGCGTGGGCCAGGTAGTCGTATGACAGGGCCACGGGCGTAGCCCCGGCACCGCGCCCGCCCTGCACCCCGTGGTTACCGTTCACGGCCAGCAGCACCGTGCGCCCGCCGTGCTGCTGCGCCATGCGCGCCAGTTCCGCGACGGCGCGCGCCCACAGGCGGCCCCACCTCACCACCTGTTCCCCGGCGTCTATGGCCAGGTGCCACGACTGCCCGCGGAATACGTCGTGGCCCTCCACATGGTCACCGCCCGACGCTATCCATAGCGTGCCCAGCGGCCGGGTGCTGCACGTCGCGGCAAGGATGCCGCGCACGGCCTCCAGGTAGCGCGGCAGGCGCTCGCCGTCCACGATGTCGGGGGAGAACCCGCCGCCCGGCACTTCCTCACCGTCCACCACCATGCCGTATTGCACATCAGACACATGGCACACCACATCCACCGGCTGCCCTTCGCCGTAGTCATCGCGCCGGGCCACGGGCGGCAGGGTCGGCACGGCGTCCCGTGCGGCGTCCCGCAACGCGCCCATCATGTCGGCCACGGCGGTTTCCTGCCGCTCCAGTTCCGCCACGCGGCGGGTCAGCATGGCCACGCGGGGATTACGCGCGGCCTGCGGGTCGGGGCGCACACCACGCCGGGACGCCTCGCGGCGCACGGTCGCGGTGGCAAGCCCCAGGGCTGCGGCTAGGTCGCCCGGCCCCATTGCCTCCAGCAGCGCCCGCAGGTGTTCGTCGGACATGCGGGCCATGACGCCGCCGCCGTCGGTGCGCTTAGGCGCGGGCGGGGCTTCAGCGCCCAGCCGTACCATCCAGCGCCGGACGGTCTTTTCGTCGCGGCCCAACTGCCCGGCCAGCGCGGTGACGCTACCGGCCGCGTCCACCGCCGCGCGCATTTCGTCGGCGCTGCCATAGGGACAATCCACCGGCCGCCCCATCTTGCCCGTGCGCGGGGGAACGCCGTGTTCTTTGCACCAGCGGCGCACGGTGTGGGGGCTGGCCCCGACCTCCAGGCCCAGCGATTCCACCGACCCGGCAGCGACCAACGCGGCGCGCAGGTCGTCGGGTGTATCGAACGGGCACGGCTTACGCGGTGCGGCCATGTGGCCCTCCCCCGCTAGTGGTTAGGGCTAGACGCCCTCGGGCACATGCGTGGCGGGCACGTCGTCCGGCAGGACTGGCCCTTCGTCCACCACGTCCACGGGCTGCTGGCCCATGTGGACTGCCTGCCATGAGCGCAGCACGCCCAGGATGGCCACCAGCGCGGCCGACACGACGGCCAGCCATGCGGGGGCGCTGCCGGTTTCGGCCCATGCCACGACGAACGCGGCGGCACCGCCGATGGCGGCGGTAAGCAGGGCCAGGGTGCTGGGTCCTACGGGTACACGGTCCACGGGTTCCTCCCCGGTTATGTGGTCTTGCCCAGCGCGTCGGCGCTTAGGCGGCGGCCCTTCACGGGCGGCAGGGAATAGCGCCGCACGGGGCGGCCTAGACGGTTGGCGATGATCTTAGCGGCACCATCGCGGGCGGCAGGCGTCGCCCAGGGTCCATAGACCGGGCGCGGGCCGACCTCGTAGGCGTACCGCTTGCCGATGCGCACACGGCGCACGCGCTCGCGGTCGGCCTTCGGCAGCCGGTTGATAGCGCGTTCGCGCATGGCCTTCGTGCGCCACGGGCCGTACCGCTTCGTAAGGCGGGCGGCGGCGATGTCCTCAACGTAGTAGCGGCGCGACGCGGCAGGCTGGCCCGCGATGCGGATAGCGGGCGGGGCGGCGATAATGGTGCCGGTGCCGCGTCCGTAGGCGCGCACGCGCTGGCGCACCGCATCACCTGAGTTCCCCTCGTAGGTGACGACGTGGCGGCCGTCGGGGGAATAGTCGGCGCATACGGCCACATGGGTGCCGGGCCAAATCAGGAACGCACCCGGGACCGGGTGCGCGATCACCGCGCGCTGCGCCTTCGCACGGTCGGCCATGACCGCCGTGGAGGGGTGGCCGATGAACGGATTACCCAGGCGCGGGTCGTCAATGTTGGCCTCGCGGCCGGTAATGCCCCATGCCACCATCGCGGCGGCGTAGGCACCGCACCACGGCCAGCCGGTGCCCATCCCCCACGGTTCCTGCCAGCGCGATACCTGCGGGCCACGGTTACTGCCGGGCGGCTGCTCCGACGTGCCCAGGTAGGTGGCCGCCCGTCGCGCTGTCCGTTCCCCTGCCGTCATGTCACTCCCTGGATTACGGCGATGGTCACGCCGACTATGGACCCCATCGCAGCCGATACAGCGGCCACGCCCATGATGATGCGGCCAATGCTGCCCTTACTGTGGTCCCGCCCGTTGCGGTGCGCCTCGGCTTCCTCTAGGCGGCGCAGGCGTCCATTAAGTTCGGCGCGGTAGGTGCGCACCTCGGATGCCACCTCAGTAAGCCCGGCATACAAGCGGTCCACATCGCTGGTGGTCATGCGACGCCCTTCGCAGCCAGCCACCGCTTAGAGTATGTGCCGGTATTTGACTGCACCCGGTATGCCAGCGTGAACGTATTGGTGCCAGCCGTTAGGCCGGTGATGACGAACACGCGCGATACCACTTGCCAATAGTTCGCGGTGTGATTCATGCCCACGCCGTTTTCATCGGATGCGGCGATCGTCGTTGCGCCGCTTACGCTGAATGACAGGTGAGTAAAGACCGCGTTCGCGTTGTTGGAGACTTCAGCGCCCAGGCTAATAAGGGCCGTGGTGCCTGTAACCAGCGTGGCGGCAATGGCCGTGCCGTCCCCGGTTAGCGTCGTGACGTAACTGCCTGACGTGGTGGTTCCGTCCGTGGGCGAGTTCGCGGCCACTTCGGTAGTGCATACCCACACGCTGCCGTTATAGATAGTGCTGACGCCTGTAGGCACCGCTGTAGTGTTTCCCGTCGCCGCTGGCACCGTCGGCGCGGTGAGGTAGGCCATAGTGCCCTCGGTGGGCGCGGTAATCGCGGCGTCCCTCGCGGCCTCGTTGGTGAACACATTGTGCCCCGCGTTAGCGTTGCCGCGCAGGGCTTCCATGCTCGCGGCGGTAAGCGTCTGGCCTGCGGTGAAGGCATCAGCGATAAAGGCCACTACGACGCCGCCTCGTACATGAACGTAACCCGCATTTCGTCCGAACCGGCAACCGCAACGGCCGGGGACGCGCCATAGTAGGCGTTTGACGGTGCCGCGAACGCGGTCACCATAGCCAGGGTGGTGGTCGTGTTAGCCCACACGGATGCGTGGTAGTTCGCGGTTGCGGGGCGCAGGTAAACGCCGGTCCCGATGATGATGCCGCTGGTGGCGGCGGTCGCGGGCAGGGTCAGCGTCACGGCGCTGCCCGATGTTCCTGCTCCGCTGCTGGTGAGGCTCACCTGCCCCATTACAAGGCGACCAATCTTTAGAAACTTCGCGTAGTTCAGCGTTTTATTTATGTTCGTGCTAACGCCCTGCGCGAATGTCGGCGTGTAACTCGTCCAGCCCCCGCCGAACTCGTTCCAGTTGGCCACTACGTCCTGGTTCCACTTCGCGGCGGTGAGTACGTCGCCCGTGGCCACGGTTGTGGGGTTTATCCATGCCATGTATTACGTCCCCCTAGTATCCGAACAGGGCCGACGATTGTAGCCCGGCGTCCGATTGTCCAAACTCCGCGCCGCCCGTACTGGTAGCCGCGTCCGTGTACCCGAACCGCGCGAACTCGTCGCCGCGCCTGCTTAGTGTATAGGTGGTTTCGACGTAGTTACCACCCAGGCCCCAGTCCTGTTCGATGCGTTCTATGTGATAGTCCTGCGTTCCGCCCAGCCCCGACGTACCGCCGAACACGCTGGACGGCCACGCGGTCGGGTTGGCATCGCCGCCGAACACGAACTCGGCATAAGCCACGGGCGCGGTGATGCGGTCCAGCACTCGCCACACCACCTGCCGCGCGAGGTTCGTGTCGGTGTCATTGTCCACCGTCAGCGTGATGGGCGGCTGCGGGCGAGCGGTGGCGCGCAGGATGAACGTAGCCAGCGCCGCCGCGTCGGTGTCGCTTGCCAGGTAGTCGGAATCTATGCCCGACCCGTCGGCCAGCCCGTAACGCTGTTGCGACTGGAAATCATTAGCCTGCTGCGGCACGCCTCCGGTGCGGGTCACGGTCTGCCGGTTTACGATGCGGTCCAGGTCTAGACCTGACCCGACCTCCAGCGCCTCGGACTGCACCGTGGCCAATGAGTTGCGTTCGTACTTGTACGTTCGCGCGCGGTAGGTGGCCACGCCGCCCTGTACCCAAAACGCGCCCCGGTCGGCATCCAGTATTTCCGCAATCAACTGGAGGGCCGTTTTATCCGGCGTGGACTGATCGGGCAGGGTCAGCGTGATGCCCTCTTTCCCGGTTTCCCCCAGGTCGCGCAGGGTCGGGTTAGTGAACCCGGCTTCGGTCAGCAGGAACCCGATGGCATCCGCCGCCGACAGCGCGCCGGGGGATGTGTAGGTCGGGCGCACGCGCGACAGCCAAAGGAAAAGGTCTTCGGCCTGGATGCGGCACCGCTGCGACTCACTATCCCACGCCGCGCTGCGAATGTAGCCGTACCACACCACGGTATCCACGGCGTCCACGGTGACGGTTACGCGCACCGGGCGCATAGGCTCAAAACCCGGCACCACCCCGGCTAACGGGGACTGCACCCCCACGGCGTTCGGATTGTAGAAATCGGGCGACCCCGGCCGGTGTAGCGTGAAGTCACACGACGACGCCTCAAAGTTGGCCAGCGCGGTGTCGCGGCCGATCTTGATGCGCGGCCCGTCGCCCACGTCGGTGGATACGTCGTCATACGTCCCCGTGAACTGTTCAGCCCCCAGCCCGGCCAGCACGTCGGCGCTGTCCAGTTCGGAACCGTCTAGCACGAAAATGCCACCGGGGGAATCCTCCCAGCCGATCTGCACCGTGAGGGCGTCGGGGATCGGCATTACAGCGACACGATGCGGTCTAGTTCGGGCTGAAGGCGGCGGGCGGCTTCGCGGGCATCCAGGACGCCGTTAAAGGTGACGTTCACTACGCGGGTGCCGCCGCCCTGCATGGCCCCGGCGTCGCGCATGGCGCGGGCTAGCGCCGTGCGACCGCGTGACCCGTCCAGCGGAATGACCGCTTCAGGTCCAGCCTCACCCGCGAGGACGGCGCGGCGCAGGATGCCGCCTTCGGCCAACTTATTAATCCTAATGCCGTACTTGTAACTGCCCTCTTTGCCCGTGCGGGTCTTGCCCGCGCGTTCTTTCACTTCGGCACTCAGCGCATTAAACGCGCGGTCGCGGTTCTGCTTATCGGCCCACGGTCCCAGGTTTGCACCGTTCGGGTATGCCCTGGCTGCTGCGGCTGCGGCCGCTTCCTCGTTGGCGGTGGCCTGCGGGTTCACCACACCGGCATCGCCCACGCCGCGCTCCCCGCCAAACCGACCGACGTTCAGCGCGTCCACCTGCGCGGTCACGTTGGCAATGGCGGCGCTAAATGCCGTGCTGAACGCTGCGCCTAGTTCATCGCCCAGCGGTGCGCCGATCAGTTTTTCCATTTCGGTTTTAAACTGGTCTGCGCTGATGGTGCCCCGGTTAAACTGCGCTACCAGGTCATTCATGGACCGCTCGGCATTGGCCCCGGCTTCGTCGGCCGCGCGCTCCGCGTTGGTAATCCGTTCCTCGGTATAGAAGTCGTCCAACGCCTGCTGCGCTGCGGCCTTTTCCTCGGCCGTGCCTTCGGCGTCCCGCGCTGCCTTCAGTTCAGCCTCGCGGCGGTCGCGCAGCACCTTGTCCTGTGCCGCGCGCATGGCGGCGGGCGTCTGGCCGGTGATCGGGTCCACATACTGCGATGAACGGCGCTGCGCGATCAGGCCGCCCAGGTCACTACCGAACTGCTGCAACCGGGCGCGGGCGTCCCTAATGGACTTGCGCACGCCTTCACTTAGCACGTCATTAAAGATTTTTGACACGGCCGCGCGAACCGGGCCGGGTATCAGCCCCAGCAGGGCGTCCTTGATCGCGCCCGGCGCTGCCTTGATCGCTGACACGGCACCGTTCACGATGGATGACCCGATGGCCTTCGCACGCTCCAGCGCCCACGACGCCGCCGTGGTGATCGCGCTACCAATCGCGCGCACGATGGTGCCGGGGAGACTGGCCAGGAACGCGCCCACCTTTAGGATGCCGTTCGCCATTGCGCGGGCAAGGGCCAGGGCCGCGTTACCCACAGCCGCAGCGGTGTTGGTCACCACGTTTACGATGCCGGTCAGCACGGTGCGAACGATGCCGGTCAGCGCGCGCCATGCGGCTGAGAAATCACCGCGCAGCAGGGCGGCCAGCCCCTCAAAGATTCCGCGCACGACGGCCAGGCTGGTGCCCACCACGGTCTGGATGTTGCGCATAATGGGCAGGATGATGCCGCTCAGTTGCGGCCACACGCTGCGCACGATGTCCACCACCGACCGGATGACGCTGATAGCCGTGGTGAAAATGGGCACCCACACGGTCTGCACATGACTGCGCACGATGTCGAACACGGTGCGAATGGTGCTACTGATCTGCGGCCAGTTGGTGCGCACCCACCCGATGACCTTCTCCAGCGCGCCCGCGATGTGTTCCGCGATTACCGGCAGGTACTTAGCGGCGAAGTTGCCCAGCGCGTTCATGGCCGGGGTCAGGGATACGCCGATGCGCTCAAAGGCGTTTTCGGCGGCGACCTTCGCGCGCTCCATGCCACCGGCCGCAGTCTCACCGAACGCCTTAGCCTGCCCCGCCACCTTCGTCTGCAACAGGCCCAGGGCTTGCGTGGGCGTCATGCCCTTTTCCACCGCGATGCCGTACCGCTTCAGCCCGGTGACGTTGCCCGCCAGCACGCGCTCCACCAACTTGCCCGCCGCGCCCACGTCCATCTGCCGGGCGCGGGCCAGGTCCAGCGTGACCGGCAGCGCCTTCAGCGCGGTATTAGCATCGCCCGACGAACGGGCCAGGCCGCTGAACGTGTCCTGGATGTCCTCATCATCGAAGCCGGACATAAGCGACAGGCTGGTAACGGTCTGATCTACTCGGCTGCGCACCGCCGCCGTGTTTTGGCCCAGGGCCTTCAGTTGCGCGGTAAGGCGCGCGTTCGACGCCTCGGCATCGGCGGCAGCCTTGCCAGCCTTCACCAGCCCCACGGCCAGGGTCGTGCCGACGGCGGCCCCCGCGACCAATCCGACCTTGCCCAGCATGGCCAGCGCCGGGGCTGCCGCCCGCACCTTCCCGCCGAACCCGGCCGACGACGCCGACGCCGCAGCCATGCCACGGCGAAACCGCGACACGTCGGCGGTGATAATGGCTTTGAGTTCACGGGTAAGCGCCACGGTGCTATCCCTTCGCCGGTCGGTTCATGGCCTTGATGTCGGCCGCGATGCGCTCCACCTCGGTGGGCGTCAGCCGGTGCATGTCCCACGGGGCTATGCCGTAGGTGCGCATTAGGACGGGTTCCCACCATTGTCGGGGGTCGTCGCTGGCGGCAGCGCGCTTGCGTCGGCTGCCTCCACGGTAGGGCGCTCGCCGGGGTCGTCCTCCACGGTGATGGCCCCAAACGGCAGGGCCTCTAGCGCGTGGGCGTCCACGTCGGTGCCGGTGCGTGCCGCGCTGATGACGGCCAGGGCGATGATGAAACCGCCGTCACCGTTCTCCAGCGCCTCATCCAACTGCGCGGGCATCAGGCCGGTAAGCCCCTTGATGACCCGCATTTCCCCGTAGGTCAGTTCCTCGGGCAGCGGGTAGCGATCAGGCTCGCCCGCCCCATTGTTAATCACGATGCTAGGCAATGCCGCCTCCCCTAAATCCATGCTTACGCGCCACACGTTCTATGCCCTCGGCCAGCGTTTCCATTACCTCATCCCGCTTCTCGTTCAGCGCGGGATACAGGAAAGGCCGCTTCGGGTCGGTGTTGCGCTGACTGGTGCCGAACTCGTACATCCACGGATAGCGGAACCCGCCGCGCGCCGTAGCGCGCACGGTCACTACTCCGCTGTTCTTGCGAACGTAACCCTTAATGCTGCCGCCCCGAACGGTGCGGCCGGGCTTGTAATACTTGCGCCGCTTGCCGTACGGGTTACCGTCGCGGTCCAACCGTCGCGGCTGGTTGCCGACCATGCCCGCCTCCGGTGCGGTAACGCTGCGAGCATGATCGGCCACCATGTCGGCCGCTTTCTGAAGTTCACGCTGTAGGGCTCTCACGCCCGACGTGCCGAACTCGCGGTCCATCGCCTTTAGGTCGCGCTGCAACTTGTCCAGGCCCAGGATGTAGATACTGCTGCCCCCGCCAATGGGGGCACCAGTCCCGGCCCTGCCGACGTAGCCGCCGCGCGCCATTGCTTACGACAGGTTCTCGGACGACTGGTACTCCAGCGTAAGGGGCTGGTTCGTACCGTCATCGGTCGCCATGAGTTCCACCGTAAGCGCCACGATCTCAGGGCCGTCAATCGTCGGGGTTGCCGACGTGATGACCGCCTGCGGCACCGTGGCCTTCAGGTAGGGGTAGTACGTCGAAGCGATCGCCGTGCCCCCGGTCCATGTGCCGATGATGTCCGTGACCTTCGTGCCCGCGCGGAACTTCGACACGAAATCGCTGGTGGCCCACGTTGCGCCGCCTGCGGTCCCGTCGAAATCCATCTCCAGCGTCAGCGTGATTTCGTCCTTAGCGTTGATGATCGGCCGGGACTTCAGGCTGGTGCTGTTGATCTGATAGCGCTCCACGTCGTACCCGTGGGTGACAGACAGTTCGTAGGACTTCAGCGGCACGGCGGTGCCGCCCACGGTGATCGCGCCCTGGTGGAACACGAGCGGCTCGGTGCCCGTTGCGTATGACACGGCGGTGACCGCCGACGCGCTGGGGATGTAGTCGCGGCCGTCCACGGTGAACGACCCGGTAAGGATGCCGTCCACCTCATTCGACAGGCTGAACTCAGTCACGAAGCATCCCACCGCGTCCATCCTGCGCACGTTCCCGGCAACGTCGGCCACGCCCGTCTGGATGGTCATGGATGCCAGGTCTGCCGGGTCACCCAGGCGGGTGGTGTAGAGGTACACACCGCTGCTGGGGTTGGTCTTGATGCTGCCAATGGCGCGGCTATCGCCCATTGCGTGAATCAGCCAGCGCGCCATAGCGTTACTGGTGACATCCATTTCGATGTCGCCGTTCACGCCCTTACGGTTCACCACGGTGCGGTCGCCGCGCTGCACGCGCAGGCCCGCCCGCAGCCCCTCGGACATGATGGACTCCACCTGGAGTTCCAGCCCGACACTAGTGGCCTCCAGCGCCACCGTCGGGGTGACGGCGGTTCCATAAGTTACCTCGGTCCCAAACTGGACCTGCGAACCCAAACCCGACCCAATCGCCACGGCTAGGCCCCTTCCTCGGCCTTAACGTCGGCCGGGTCGTCGTGCTTTGCGGTCTTAGCCTTCGCAGGCTTCGCCGCCTTGTCTGATGCTGGCGACCATGCGGCCGATTCCAGCAGGTTATCCGCGAGGGCGTCCGGCACTTCCACCGGCTCACCCTTCACGGCCTCAATGGTAGCGACACCATCCACCACCACGAAAACGGCAGCATGGTCGCCGCCATAAATCAGTCGCGCCATGACAGCCTCCTAGATACGGGCACGGGTCTGGATTTCCACGGTAATGCGTGCCTCCCGCGTCGTATCGGATGCCAGCGGCTCCATCCGGTAGCGCGCGAGTTCGGCGGTCAGCACCGTACCGCTAACGGTGGGGTTAGCGCGCAGGCAGGCGTCCACCTCGGCCAGCAGCGTCAGCGCGCGTTCGTCGGCCTGTTGCTGCTGCGTACCCTCGCGCGTCACGCTGATGAACAGGGCCACGGTGTAGTCCTCAAACTTGCGCACCGTGCCGATGGCCGCGTATTCCTGCGTGGCCTCCACCTGCCCCAAAAGGATGTGTTCCCGCTGTAGCGCGCCCGACGGCATGCCGTAGCCCAACTGCACGCCGGTAAGCCCGGTGCGGGCCTGTAGCAGCGCGATCAGCGCCGCGCGCATGGCGGTGATGGTCGTGGTGGCCACGGCCTAGAACACGCCCACGGTGCGACGGTAGGGCGCAAGTAGCGCCAGGGATGCGGTCGGCATTGCGAACGACGCGGCGCGTAGCGGCTGGATGCCCACATCGGTGTCCACTAGGTCCTGCACGCTGCCGAAGGCGTCCAGCCTGCGGTCCACGTTCGCGGCCACGGCAAGAATGGCGGCGCGCTTCACGTCCTCGGGCACGGCGCTGAATCCCCAATGCTGGGAATGAACCGTGACCGGCGTGAACCCGTACTTGCGCGCGTCCTCCCCGGCGTGCAGTTCGGATACGTCGCGGGAAATCTGGACGCTGGTATATGTGCCGCCCGTGTTGCCCGCCGCGCCGTAGGGCAGCGCGTAGTAGTCGCGGCCCTGCTCCAGTTCGGTGCCGCCGCCCGCGTCCTCCACGTTGATGGTCACGCCCAGGGACGACGTGGTGTGAACGTCGTACGGGTTAAGGTCCAGCACATAGGTGCCGACCGGGATGCGGAACTTGCGCGTAGCCGTGCTGCTGGCCGCCTCGGTCTTAAACTCGCGCTGGCAGTAGGTGTGAATGGCGCGGCTAATGGCCGTGATGACCACGCCGATGAGCGTGTCCCGGCTGGTGTCTGAAACGGGAAGTTCCAGTTCCCCGCGCACGTCGGCCAGGGTCACCAGGTCAATGGTGGCGGGCACGGTCTAGCCCTAACGCTTTTCGGTCTTGCGGGCGGTCGCGGCCGGGCGCTTCGTCGCGCGCTTCGCGGGCGTTGCGCCCTCATGTCCTACCAGCGCCAGTTCCGCGTTGATGGCCTCCACGCGGTCGGGCTTACCGTTCACCTCGGCCGCACGGCGTTCCTCCAGTAGCCCGGTGATGTATGCCTGTCGCTGCTCGTTCGTCATGTGCTGCCCTTCCTGCTAGGGGCTAGTGCCGGGGGCTAGCGTGATGCCAGCCCCCGGCGTAGCCGTTATGCGGTTACTGCTAGGCGAAGGCGGGCGTAGTCAGGCCGGTGCCCGACACCACGCTGATGGCCTTCGGCATACGCTCCGACGCGAACGCGCTGAAGGCGTACGCCTGGATGCGCACCGTGAGGTTGCCCGAAAGCACCTCGGTCAGCACGCGGGTGCGCAGCGGCCCCTCCATGAATCGCATCGTGTCGGCGCTGTACGCGATGATGCGGTCCTGGTTGGTGCCCGCGCCCAGGTTCGTCGGGATGCCCGTGGTGGTCACGACCGGCAGCCCGGCGAACGTCAGCAGCGTGCCGCCGCCCTGCTCGCCAAGCGACTGCGGGTAGGTGCCGACCTGGAACAGGGACGACGAGGACGACACGGACCCGGCCAGCCACGCGGCACGGCGCGGGGTCATGGCGATGTGGGTAGCCGTGTAGCGCCCGGCAGTCTCCTGCTCAATCTGCGACACGGCATCGAAAACCGGGCCGATAGTCTCGGCGGCCGTCGGGCTGGCATCGGTGTAGGTGACGCCGTTGGTACCCGACACCTGGAGCAGGCCAACGTGCGAGTTAGCGCCGCTGGTGCCGTTCACCACGGCAGTCTCCAGCGAGGCATCGTACGCCGAAACGAGGTCCGCGAGAATAATCGCGTCCATGTTCGTACGCTCGAAAAGCGCCACGCTGATGTCCTGCTGTCCTGCGAAAAGGCGCACATTTGCCGTAATCGTGGACGTGGTGGCGTCAGTCTCGGACACCGACCCGTTATCGGCGGCGGCGGCCACGGTCACGCCCGTGTCCAACTTCGGCATAGTGATGCTCATGCCCGAATCCGGCAGCGGCAGGGTCGGGATGGTGTTCACGACCTTACGGGCCTGCCGGTTCACCGGGACGTACAGCGCCTCCAGGTAGTTCGGCGGCACGAAGTCAGCGCCGCCCGTGTCGGACGACGAGGACAGGTCGCGGCCCTCAGTCTCCACGCGGTGCCGGGCCAGCCGGTCCTGCGCGTCCCGCTCACCCTTGTGGGCGTGGTACAGGTCGCGGAAAAACGAGTGCGGGCGGTCGGGGTGGTACACCGACTCCTCGCGGGTCACCTTCACGGACACCTCGCGCACCTCCTGCTCCTGCGGCTCGTCGGCGGGGACCATGACGGGCTGCGCTGCGCGCGCCTCCGCGATGTCCTCCAGCCGCTTGACGATGTTCTGGCGGCGCTCAACTTCGGCCTCCAGGTCACGGGCGCGGGCCTCGGTTGCCTCCAGGTCGTCGGCGTCAGCCTCGCCCACGGCGGTAACTGCGGCCTCAAACTCGTCCAGCGCAACCTCAACGGCCGCGCGCGCCTCGGAAATCTTGTCACTCATCTAGGTCAGTTCCTTACGGATTCGTGCGAGCCGGGCACGCCAACGGGCGGCCGCCTCGCGCTTTGCCTTGTCATCCGTGCCCAGGCGCGCGGCCTGCGGCGTCCCGTCCACCGGGTTATCCGGCGCGGCGGCGGTGGCCCCTGCTGATGGCAGGCGACCCGTGCTAATCGCATCCTGCAAGATACCCGCCCGCGCGGATAGCGCGGTGGCGGTGTAAGCGGGCGAGCCTACCGCGCTGACCTCGTACAAGGCCGCGACGCGCTCCACCGAACGCACCGGCACGCCCCCGCTGTAATCCCACTTTTCGCCCTTGCCTTCGGGCGGCATGGTAAACGCGAACGACATCTGAGACATGGCCCCGCTGCGCAACTTCGCGTCTAGCCGCTGCGCGTCGGGGTCATCCAGCGCGATACGCGCCCACACCCGCAGGCCCGTTTCATCCTCCACCAGTTCCAGGGAACCGTTAGACGTGCGGGCCATCACGGTGTCCATGTCGTGCCCCATCAGGAACCGGATGTCATCGCCCGATGCCAGCGCGTCGGAAAACGCGCCGCGCTTGATGACCTCGCGGAACCCGCCCAGGTCCTCGGACATGGAATCCCACACGGCCGCGTAACCCACCACCGTGCGGTAGTCAGGGCCAGCGCCGGACGTGCGCCACTCCAGCCGCCCCGGTGACACGGCGCGCTCCACGCGGTCGGCGGTCGGCTCGCCGTCCACGGCCACCACGTCATCCACCATAGGCACGTCGTCGGTGTCGTCGTCGTCCATCACCGGCACGTCGTCGGCCGGGGCGTCAGGGTCGTGGACAATCCAAAACCGGCACAGCCCTTCGGGGTCCACCTGCTGCCCGACAATCTCGCACCCGCCGCCGCCGCGATAGAACGCGCACCGCGCGCAGGCCAGCCCGTCATCCGCCCAGGGGTTATCGGCCGGGTCCATGTAGTGCGCGCCGTTCGCGCCGATGCCCGCATCCCACGGCCCAAAGGTTTCCGCGATCTTGTGCAACTTGTCGGCCAGCGCACGCTGCCGGGCGGTCATCCAGTCTGCGCCCTCGTCGCGGGTCGCCATGTCGTCGGTGTCCTTCCCGGCCGTGTTGTCGGCCTGTTGCCTGTCATCCTCGGCGCGGTCCAGTTCGCGCACCTTGCGGGCGGCCCACGTTGCGCCGGGGCTGCCGTCCTTACTGTCCACGCCCCACAGCAGCGCGGCGACGTAGCCCGGCGATTCCTCACCGGCCACGGTGTCCTCGGCCGTCCAGTCATTGCGGTGACGCGCCCACCACGCGGGCATCCGGCGTACCTTGTCATCCGACAGCGGCTCGCGGTTGGCCATGCGCCGGGCGTCGCGGATGGTCTGCTGCACCAGTCCGTCGCCGCCCTTGCCGTCCTCGTAAAGCCGCAGGCCCTTGCGCGCTGCGCGGGCGATGTCCTCGGTGGGCGTCAGGTCCACGTCACCGGGTGCCCGCACCTCGTCGGCGTCGGCGCTGGCCGCTTCATCGGCGGGGAGGTCACCGATAGCCACGGCCTGCGCCAGCGCCTTAGCGACAGCGGCCGCGCGGCCCGCATCGTCGCCAGGTTGGTAGGTGTAGCACTTGCCCGCCTCGCCCCACTTCACGCCCGGCAGCCCCTCGGACTGGCAATCATTCAGCGGCATCAGCACCGCCCGGCTGGAGGTTCGGCGCACCGCCCACGGGCGTCACCTGCACGGTGTCGCCGTCCTCAATCGGCGGCAGGCTGAACACGCGCCGCGCGTCGTTGATGGACAGCCACCCCGCCTGCCGACCGGCCAGCACCGCCTGGGTCTTAGTCGGCGTGTCGGCGCGCAGCAGGTCGGTGGTATCGAACTCAGGGCGCAGCGGCGTGCCGCCGCCGAACAGTTGCGGCAGCCCGTGGGCAATCGCCATTTCGATGCGGCGCAGTCGCGGCGTAAGGCTGAACGTGAGGAACCGCAGCGATTCCTGTTCCGCCGTGGTGCCGGTCGGGTCGCCCACGCCCAGCATGTGCGGGGGCAGTCGCCAGATGCGCGCCACGTCCTCCACGCTCATGCGCGCCTGTTGCACGAAGGCGGCGTCCTCCAGGTTCACCGGCACGCGCTCCAGGTCGGCACCACCGGCCAACACCGCAGGCTTGTGCGAGTTCATTACGCCGCCGTGCGATGCGTTCCACACCCGCAGGATTTCCTGCGCCTGCTGCTGGGTGACGTTGCCGGGCACCTTGATGACCATGCCGGGCGCGGCGTCGTTCAGCCAGTACGCCGACTGGAACCGTTGCAGGGCCAGCCCGTTGCCCAGCGCGTTGCGATGCACACCGATGGGCGACAGGCCCATGACGTGCCCCGGTGGTGTGTAGCCGGGAATGTGCAGGATGTCATCGGTGGTCAGGTCGCGGATGCCGTCAGGCCCGCCCACGTCGAAGCGCTTGCGCTTGTCCTTCGGGTCGCGCCGCACCATCACCGTGCTGGGGTCCATCGGCACCAGTTCCACGATGCGACCGCCGCGCCGGATGATCTGGCAGTAGGCGTTGCCCCACATTTCCACGGACCCGGCCACCTGCACCATCCACCCGAACGGGTCCAGGTCGGCCGTGGGCGATTCCATCAGCAGCGCCCACGCGGGCGTCCCGGTTGCCTTTGTCTCACCGTCACGGACGTACAGCGGCAGGCTGCCGATGGTTTCCGCCACCAGGCGGATGGCCGCCGACACAGCGGGGAGGGCTTGCGCCGCCTCATGCGTGACGTTCACGCCGGAATAGGTGACGGCCCCCTGTGTCGGCCACGGGATAGCCGACGTTCCGAACTCACCCGCGCGGATTTCCACGCCCGCGCCCTTCGCGCCTCGGACGATCACCCGTCCACCACCTGGATGAACGCGACGCCCTCCACGGGAATCAGGGCGTAGCCCTCCAGGTCGTGCGAGCGCTCGGCCGATTCGATCAGCGACGCCGCCTCCAGCCGGTAGTGCTTGCCGCCCACGCGCCCCATGAATACGCCTTCCAGGGACGGGGCATCGCCGCGCATGTGGATGCGGGCAAGGCGTTGCCGTCGCCACGGCCACCAGCGCCACATCACCGCGCCGCCTTCACGATGCTACGTCCGTCCTCGTCCGTGGTGGTCAGCCGTTCGATTCCTAGCGCCTCGCGCCGCTTGTAATACTCCCGCGCCGCCTCCCGTCGGTACAGGTCGCGCCACGCTGAACGATGCTCCACCGTGACATCGTGGAACATTACACCATCCTGCGGCGCTACATGGGGCGGCCCCCATAGGTAGGTATACGTCCCGTCCTCCTGCACCCCGGCATAGACGTAGTGCAGGCCCACGACCTGCATGCGGTCCAGGCAGCGGAACAGCATCCGCATGGGCGCGGTGGTGGATGGCGGCAGGTTCATGGCGCGGGCCACGTCCGGCGCGTCGGTGAGGTAATCCGACCGCGACCACAGCCCGACCTCCACCACGTCGCCCGGCACGTCGGCCAGGCGCTCGCGCAAGTCGGCCGGGTACTCGGCCAGCACGCAATCCGCATCGAATACCCACAGCCAATCGTGGTGCGCGCGCGCGTGGGCGTTGGCCAGCCGGAACATGAAATCGCGCTTTTCCACCTCGTCGCCCAGGAACGGCGCGGCCGGGCGGTGCAGGGTCACCGGCAGCCCCAGCGCGTTGGCCGTGGCCATCACGGTTTCCGCCTGCACGCGCTCCGATGATGCGCGGGCGTCGGGGTAGTGCGCGTACGCACCATCCACCGCGATAAGCCCATCCAGCGCGGGCGCGAATGATGCGACCGCCTCCGCTAGCCATGACGGGCTTTCGTCGTACCACGACAGCAGCCCCCACACGTTCGGCCTATCCATGTAGTCCTCCCCTAGTTTTTCCCGCTAATAGCGTAAAACGCTGCCACCGGAAGCAGCCGTTCCCCTTCACATCGCTGCCGCAGCGTCTAGTGTTCTCGACATGAACACCGACCCGAAGGGAACCGACATGACCCGCGACATTCACGAGACTGCTGGCAACGCTGCTATGGCAGCCGGTCACTACCGCGAGGCTGCCGCGCAGTACGGCAGGGCTGCCGACGCCTACTGCATGTCCTACGACCGCACCAGCGGCGACAGGGACACGGCGCGCGCCATCCTGGTGCGTGTAAACGCCTGCTACTCCAAGCGCGCTGCGGCCGTCCGTTGCGCGTCCGACCGCGAGGCCCGCGCATACCGCACGCGCCTGCTGCGGGGCGACATCTAACCCCCCACCACCTAGCCCCCCGGCATCCGGCCGGGGGGCATGACCCGAAGGGAACGCACGATGAACACCACCACCGCCAACACCGCCCCGCTGAACATCAGCGACGAGGCCACCGACCTGTACCCGTTCCGCACCGTCATCACGCTGAACAGCACCACCAGCCACATGGACGACGTGCTGGGCGAAGTCACATGGAACAACACCGCGCGCGTGAACGTCAGCACGCTGGGGAACCTTCAGTTGTCGGTGAACGGCTACGGCTCGGCCAACTACAAGCCCATGCCCGACATGAGCGGCGCGAACTCGCACGCGGTCGCTGGTATGACCCCGGCCGAAGCCCGCGCGCTGGCCATCACGCTGCTGAAGGCTGCAGACGCCGCCGACGCTATGGACTAGCATGCGCCACATGCTGCACCGCGAACGGCCCGCCACACGGCGGGCCTTCGTGTTTGTGGGGCTAGTCACGGATGACCTGCGCCGGGCGCTCGCCCACTAACAGGCGCTTGCGGGGGTCGCGGTCCAGTTCCAGCCAGCGTTCTTTTAGGTGTTCGCATCCGCCGTCGCGCGCGGCGACCATCGGAACGCCCGCATCCCGTAGCCGGTGCGACAGGTGGAAGTCGGACGCCCACGACGATGACGGCCCGCCGAACGCGCCGAACGGGAACCGCCGCCACAGGTCGCGCGGCATGCACGTCAGCGCGAAGCCAACGAACCCGGTTTCGATGACCGGCGACGGGTGCGCCACCACGTCGCTGAACTTGCGAAAGCGATACGCGCCCGGCGTAGGCTCATCGCCCACCAGCGGACCGTCGGTGATGTTTACCAGCGGGTGCGTGCTGTCCAGGCGGCACCACCCGGTAACGACCGGCCGCCCCTCGCGGGCCAGTCCCAGCACGGCGTCCAGCGCGGGCTGCCTTACCACCACGTCATCCGCGACCATTATCAGGTGCGTGAACGGCAGGTCAGGGTCATCTACCAGCGACCGCACCACGTCCATCAGTTGCCATTCGGTGTACCCCTGCATCCATGCCCGGCGCACATCCAGCGCGCGGAACGCGGCCACGGCGTCGGGGATGTCGCGCGGGTGCATGATGCACAGCAGCGGGTCAAACTCGCCCGCGCTCACGGTGCCCGCCCCGCCTCGGTGATCGCTGCCCATAGCGCGCCGCGCCTTTCCTCGGTTTCGTCGAATAGGTACTCCCGCGCCAGGTCCATCACGTTTTCCAGCGCCCGCAGGCGGGCCAGGGTCACGGTGCCGGGCGGTCCCGCCGCGTCGTCCCCGTGCGCCTCCAGCCGGGCGCGCAGTTCCAGCGTGACGGCCTCGGCCTCGGACCACTTCGCCACCATGTCGCGGTACATGGCCAGCGGCACGGTACTGGCATGAGGCACCGTCAGCGGCGGCGTGTACGGCGGCACCCACGCCAAAATGTCGCTATTTGCGGGCATTAGTGTCCTCCCGTTCGTCTAGATGTATTGACACCATGCGGGAGGGAACGGATAATCCACCCATGAACACGGCACCCGCCACCCACACCCACACTTCCCCGGAGGGAATCATGGACACCATCACCACCGACATCACCACCACCGAGTCGCAGGCCCGCGTGCTGGCCGGTCTGAACTGGGCCACGGCTTCGCAGGACACGGCCTCCGGCGTCATCCTGCTCACCACGGCCGACGGCCGCGAGTACCTGGTGGAGCGCAACGGGGACTGGGACGAGGTTGCCTAGCCCCCCGCGCCACGCGCCCCGCGAACGGCCCGCCGACCGGCGGGCCTTCGTGTTTGTGGGGCTAGTCATCGTCCAGCCCATCCCACGACAGGACGTACTCGGCGGGCTGCTCGTCGCGGTCGGCGCGCCACAGGGCCATACACATCGCCACGCAGGCGTCAATACGCTGCAACCGCTGGCGGCCGATGCGCCAGCCGCGTTCGGTCATGGTCGCTTGCGTTGCCTCCACATGCGCCGACAGCACAGGGTCCACCGGATGCACCACGCGGCCATCCTGCACGGCGGTGTAGAACGTCGCATAAGCCTCGGCCATGCGCCGCGATGCCTGGTCCACGGGCGCGGTGATGAACCCGGCCGCCGACAGCGCCGACGCCGACCGCTCAAAGAATCGCGGGTCATACACCAACTCGCGCACGCTGTAGCGGTCGGCCAGGGCTTCGATGTAGTCCTCCACCACGCCCAGGTCCACGCGGCCGCCCGGCAGGATGATGTGGGCCACGGCGTCATCCCGCGCAGCCCACACGCGGCAGTCCAGCGCGATGCGGCCATCCGGCAGGCGGCAACCGATGGCCACGGCGGTGCTGTCATGCACCAGGCCAACGTCCACCGCCACGACCACCTCGGACCCGTCGGGGATGGTGTAGCCCTCGGTGCCCAGCGCCTCCCACGCGCCAGCGGGCAGCCACGCATTACGGGTGCTGGTCCACTGGTTCGCATGCAGGCGGCGGAAGGCGTATTCGTCCACCGTGGGCGATTCGCGCTGCGCCTCCAGCACGGCCGACGTTATCCACGACGCCGGGTTAGCGGCCAGCACGTTTTCCGGCGTCGGTTCGTCGTCGTCGGCAAGCCCGTACCACCACATCAGGAACCCGGCCGCAGGGTCGCGGGCTATGGTCAGCATCCCGTCCCGGCGCACGTCCGGCAGGCGCATGGCATCCGCATACAGGCGGCCCAGGATGGTGTGGCGGTTGTACCCCGCCGTGGTAATGGCCAGGTTCAGCGGTTGTTCGCGCGCGCCGCTGGCGGTGTTTAGCGCCGCGTACAGTTCCTCCTGCCGGGGCGTTTCCAGCGCGTGCAACTCGTCCAGGATGACGGCGCTGGGGCTAGTCCCGTGCTGCATGCGGCCATCAGCGGCCACGCGCTTTATGGTGCTGCCGGTCGGCCCGTAGATCACGAAGCGCTGGGCGTCGAAGTGTTGGCCCAGGTCCTCGGATGCCTCCACGAACGCGCGTGCCTGGTCGAACACGATGCCCGCCTGGTCGCGCGAGCCTGCGGCGATGATGACCTCCGCCCCGGCTTCACCGTCAGCCCCGGCCATGTAGAGCGCGAGGGTGGCGGCTAGCGTGGACTTGCCGTTTTTGCGCGGCAGCCCCAGCAGCACGTTGCGATAGACGCGGCGGCCGTCGTCGTCCAGCCTAAACGCCTCGTCTATAAACGCCTGCTGCCACGGCTCAAATGCAACCGGCTGCCCGGCCCAGCGGCCTTTGGTGTGGCGGCAGTATTCGCGGGCGAACGCGGCCAGGTGGCCGCCCTGTGTCGCCGGGCTACTCGTCGGCATCGTCCGGCCAATCCTCGGGCGGGCACGCCGGGCACCAGTCGCGCACGTCCATCGGCGTGTGACAGGTCGGGCAGCATCGGCGGTCGTCAGGCATTGCCGCCTGCTTTGCGCGGGCTGTCACCGATACGCGCGCCAATGTCCTGCGCCAGCGATTGACCCCGCAGGGACGCTAGCCCCAGGCTTACCCGGTCCACGGGCGTAAGCCCCAGGCGCGCGCACCATGAGCGGTACTCGGCCTGTGCCTTCGCCGCCACCGCAACGCACGGGTGCGCGTGGACGCCGCCGTGGGCTTCGATGGTCAGCCCCTCGGTGTCCAGCGTGTCCTCCGCACGCCGCCACCTGTCAATACACCGGGCGGCCGCCTCCAGCGCCGGGGCGTCGGCGCGGTCCAGCAGTCCGGCCGCAGCCATCGGCGTGGCAATCTCGCGCCACGCCCTACGCACACCAGCGGGCAGGGACTCGGGCGGCACCAGGTCGGTGACCGGCGAAGCGCCGACCGCATCGGCCCGCACGTTCCCCGCGTTGTCGCGCACCTTCGGCAGCACGCCGCCGCCGTTCGTCCTACCCATTAGCAATCACCATGCGATGCATAACCCCCCCTTGTGCCATCGCCGTGCGTGAAAGACCGG